CTCCTTTGATGTAAACACATCCATCATGCGGTGTTTGGTCAAGGCTATTGCTATGCATGGACTCGGTCTGTACATATACAGCGGAGAGGATCTGCCCCCTGATTCAGAGGAGCCGCCCAAGAAAGAAGTTATGGGTGATCTTATGAACAAGGAGCATGCTCCTGCCTATAAGAAGATAGTGGAAAAGCATGATATCCCCGCCGCGAAGAAGCGTCCCCAGCCTACAGAGTGGGACAACTCCGATGCTTCCCGCCAGTTATTCGCAGACAGCATGGTTAAGTATGCCGAGATCTGCACCACAGTTGATGACCTCAATAGCTATTGGATGAACAATCAGTTGCAGTTGGAGTCGTTAAAGCAGACGCACGCTGATCTGTTTAAAGGCGTGCTGGAACACTTCTCCACTATGAAGAAAACTTTTACTCAAGGAAATGCAAATGGCTAATTACGATACCCCCTTCAAACCCAAACCTGATAGCGGAACTCTACGAGCGCAGGGGTCTAAGAAGACCTCTGCCAGCCCTGACTACTGGGGCGACATCCGGATCAATATGAAGGACTTGACCGCCATCCGGATTGAGGACGGTTGCCATGTGATCAAACTCAGCGGCTGGAAGAAGATTGATAAGGATGGTAAGGTGTATCTGTCCATTCGTGTAAACAGGTATATACCCAAGGATGAAGGCGGCACTGTGCGTCACGAAGACCAGCCTCAAGACTTCCCTGATGAAGACATCCCCTTCTGATATGACGCTCCAATTTGAATGCAGGAAGATAGCGTTGAAGCAAGACCGCTCCGGTTTTGTTTTGACCCTAGCTATACACCCTGATGAGTTACCCGAAGAACTGATTCGGGACTTTGTCGGGGCGCGTTATGCATGCGTCATGGTAAGACTTAAAGATGATGAGTCTGCCACCGAATACAGCAACCGCACACAACAGGCGGGGATCCTTTGTCGCAACCCAATGTTCCAGTCTTTTATTAGTCATGCCTACGCAGGGAAAGAATGCACAGAAGAGGAAACAGTGGATGTCCTGTGCCGTGAATGCGGCATTGATTCCAGAACAGAACTTAATGGGAACATCTCAGCCAAGTACAGATTTGACGAGATCCTCAAAGAGTTTGAAACATGGAAGATGAGCATATGAAGTTAAAACCATTTATGACTTACATGACTGAAACAGACCATGCCGGTCTGCGTAAGTTTGCAAAGGCAAAGAAGATAACTATGGCACAACTGATACGCGAAGGAATTGCTATGCGGATGTCTGATGGGACTTATGTCTCAGGATTTAATGATGGCATCAAAGCATCTATCGAATCTATTGGCAAACTTCCCGCTGCGCAGATGCGGTTCCCAAGTGGTCAGTCATTTGCCGAACTCATCTCGGATGAGCTATTTAAACGCATGATTGTGGAGAACACCAAATGAAACTAACAGGCAGACGTAACCAATGCCAAGGCTGCAAGGAGTACTTCAACAGCAACACCGCTTTTGATATGCACCGAACAGGTGAGTATGGCAAACACCGCAGATGCAGGACTCCAGAAGAGATGACGGAGAAGGGAATGCTTGTAAACAATGATGGCTTTTGGATTAGTGAGCCATCTACTCGGGAGTTTATCCGTGAAGATGCTTAACATTATTAAAAACTACATACGCCCATCATCTAATATAGAGATGGCAAACAGTGAGCTTAAAGAATCAAAATCTTTTAAACATTTATATATACGAGAAGGAGAAGCTGATATGAAGTGGAATATTTTTGAGCGTTTAAATGTACTTGAGAGAGAACTCAGTGAGTTGCGTGAGGTTGTGAGGTATCAAGGCAACACCATCATCCATTTGCAGTTAAACGATATAGAGAAAGAAGGACAGAAATTAGTTGCACAAGAGACTAGTGCAGAACGCATTAACCGCCAGAAACGTGAGTACTACGCTAGAAATAAAGCAGCCATTACCGAGCGCCGCAATATTAAAAAGAAGATTGAAGAAGCAAAACAAAATGGCAATAACAAAAGTGCTTGGTACTGGAAAAATGTAGAGCAACGCCGTGCGTATAACCGTGCGTACTATCAACGTAAGAAACTAGCTGAACAGGGGAATAAATAATGCCAGCGATCATTGGGTTACTTTGTTTTGCTTCATGGTTAACCCATGTGTTTACATGCTTTGCTCAGGGCCTGTGGGGATTTTTGGTAGCAGGGGCCATCCTGTTCCCCATTGGCATCCTGCATGGCTTTTATCTTTGGCTTAGTTAGGAGAATACAAATGAAAGACACCCATACACTGGCGATGGAGCAATTTGCAGAGGCTTCTACATGGCTGGAGCGCACTGGCGGGTACGCCCACAGCATGACCTTGCGTGACCGCTTTGCAGGAACGGCTTTGCAAGGTTTTCTTGCTTATGCTGCCACGACAGGGAAGTATGCGCCGCCGGACGATGAGCTTGCAAGGGAGTCTTACAAGATGGCAGACGCAATGCTCAAGGAGCGTGCCAAATGACTGACTATAAATTACAAGTACCGCCGACTCCAGTTGGGTATTGGGTGCTGTATGCCGAAACATCACCGCAAACTATGTTTTCTATGTATTACAAACCCACCGACGAACAGATTGCCAACACCGAGCGCTTGCTCGGCTGGACATGGAAGGATGCCAAATGAAAAAACTTATCGCTATCACCGCTGCCGTAGCAGCACTCGCTGGTTGTTCCTCAGACGCAGACATTGCCTCGCGCAATATGTCCAAGGCGGCAGACCAATTTGAGGTGACGCGCCGTGTGGTGTTCTACAACGGAATCACTGGCGACTACATGCTGACGGTGGAGGGCTTGTGTTCGTTGGGAAACTACGACAAGAACAGGGAACTGTCCATTACTTGCAAGGTAGGGCCAAGCTCTTTCAAGAAGCACTTCCTCGGCTTGTCCGACAACGTGACGTACTTTGTCGAGCAACTACAGCCCAACCCTGTCAGCGTGTACCACTACCGTGTGATATTCAAGCCCGCTGCAATCATCCCTGATGTGGAGGTCAAATGATCTACTGCGTAAAAACTAGGGACGGGGACATTCTCCCTGTATGGCACGGCAACACGTTCAAGGAACCGCACAATCAATTTGGTGAGGTGTACCACTTAGTCCTGACTACCAAAGACAAAGAGGCGGGCCACCTGAAGTACAAGTTTGTCGGCCCAAACGACGAGTACACGATAGTGTGTGACGAGCAAGGCAACCAAGTGGAGGTGGAGCAATGAACTGCTGCAAAGCAAACGGTCAATGCGACCAAGGCAAAGACTGTCCAATACGCAAGCAACGCATGAAAGAAACAGATGATCGCTACATTCAAAGTGGCGGCTGGGGTAGGGTGAATGACCCAATAGATGACCTCGCTGATACTTTTAAGGCGCTTATTCTTGTAATCGCTGTGACCGCAGCCTTTACGCTGCTGGCTTTCGTTATATGGGGGAAGTGATATGACTGAACAAGAAGCAATGCAAATATTAGCCGACATGAGTTTACACGAAGGCGGCATGGACAACTGGGTTCCTGACAACGCTTGGTATAGGTTTGCTAATGTTGTGGAAGCAAAAGTCCGTGATGACGAGCGTGATAGGGCTTGTGCATACATGCGTCAGATGCATGATGCTTACTCAATAGCAAGCTACCCACCAAGGGGAACAACATGAACATCATTGAAATGGCTAGACAAGCGAGGTTTTTTGTTGCCGATAATGAAGTCTATAGCCCGTCTAATCAGGCAGACCATGAGTTAACTGAATTCGTTAAAGCCTTTGCCGCCTTGGTAGCAGCACATGAGCGTGAGGCGTGCGTAAAGGCGTGTAAAAAACTACTTAAAGTATTCTTATCTCCGCAATATGCAACCGGACAACCGCTGTCTAGTTTTAAAGAGCGCCATGCCGTCGCATCATGTGTAGAAGCTATTGAAGCAAGGGGAACAATATGACAGGCTATCAAAGCAAAAAGGACATGGCGCAGGACAAGCTAGAAAGCATGGAGCGCAAAGCATTGAAGCTGGCGCTTGAGGCGTTGGAACAAACTTTGGAAACGCTTGATGATGAAAATGCAAAACCCGGCGGTGCTATTGCAGACATTATTTGGTATAGCGAACACATAACATTATTTGACTATTTGGCATCCGGAATCACCGCCATTAAAGAAGCCCTAGCACAGCCAGAGCAGGAGCGTAACTTCTGCCCCCGCTGCGGTAAGCGCACAGCAGACCTTACCGTTATCCACACTTGCACACCACCACAGGAGAAGAACACATGATTTATTTTGAAACAAATCAACCTCACTTTGTTGTATGGCCTTACCTTGCCGTTGGAATTGACGAAGAACTTTGGGTTGGGATTGGGTGGATGAATTTTGAGATCGGCTGGCGTAACGGTGATGGTGGTTTTGGGGATGAAGCCAAATTAAAGGAGCGCAATACATGAAAGTACATCACCTTAAAGACTGGAACGCTACAGCCATGCTTACCCATGCAATAGAGCGTATAGCACCTGAGCAATCTTGTATTGTGCTGTTCTACGAAGATGGCGAACTTAAATTTCTTTCATCTCATGTAGATAACCAACATGCTATATGGATGTACGAAATGGCAAAGCTATCTGTGCTGCATGAATGTATTACTCACTAAAGGACAAAAACACATGAAAGAAGCATTGAAATACCTTCAAGCTGGTGCGATTGTTCCCGTGGACATGGAAACAACCATACTACTTGTGAATGCACTTAAAGAAGCCTTGGCACAGCCAGCACAAGAGCCGGTGGCGTGGATGTTTCAAAGCGGTGATAAGTTTGGCTGGCGTGATGAAATCCAGTTTGTAAAACCATGGGCCAACTTCCCAGTTTTTAGGAACATAGTAGCCCTCTACACCGCCCCACCACAGCGCACATGGGTAGGGCTGACGGATGAGGATATGAAAGACCCAAAAACCCATAATTTTGATTTTATTTATGGCGCTAGATGGGCAGAAGCCAAACTCAAGGAGAAAAACGCATGAAAAATTGTTTTACAAACGCCACGGTAATGTGGAATGAGCGAGAAATCCTACGCCGTGAATCACTGGTGCGGGAAATTCCTGCAATGCTGCTTGATGTCTGGCGTAGTTTGAACCCTGCTGTGCAAATGGAGCGAGTAGAGACACCTGTGTTAACCCCTGCCGAATACTTAGCAGGACACATTGAAGCTAAGTTTGACTTGATTGACGCCGGTCGCCGTGGCTACTTGCGACCTGAGACTACAGCAGGAACCTTTGAGGCTATGCGCTTGCGGTATGACCAAGAGGCGCAGATGAAGAAGCGGTTGCCTATGTGCTTGTGGCAAGTGGGTTTGAGTTTCAGGGATGAAGAAAACCCCGACACCATGCGAGCCAGCAAGCTGCGGCTAGTACAGTTCTATCAGATGGAGTTTCAGTTGTTTGCAAGCCACGGAAGTAAAGCGCCTTACCTTGAGACTGCGCTGGAGGCACTGGTGAAAACTTATGGTGGAACATACGAACCCGCCGATGAGCTACCGCACTATAGCGAGAAGACACTGGACTGGCACATTGGTGGCCTTGAGGTTGCTGGTTGTTCTGTCCGCAAAGATTGGGCGCATGGCACAGTGTTTGAAGTCGCTATTGGTATTGACAGATTGGTAGCATTACAGATGCAGGAAAAGAACACATGAGAAAATTAAGAAGCCCAGAAATACGCGAAATACTTTTACAACATGAGTATGGCCTTACTGCAAAAGAAATAGCCACACACACAAATATAGCGGCTGACAGCGTAACAAAATGTATAAAAACAATGTCGGATGTTTACATTGATCGCTGGTCAAGTCTAAGAAAGGGACTCAAATATATGCCGGTTTACATTGCAATTAAAGTGCCAGAGGATTGTCCGAAACCATAAAATACGGGGGAAAAGCGGATGCTGTGCCGGATGGCAAAAGACCTGGAAACAGGAGTCGATATGGACAGCGCAGCGAGTACCCCCACCTATTGCGTTATTAAAAGAAAAACATGAAATTAGAACTAAAGTTTAGTAGCCAAGTATGCTACGGCCCTACTTTTACGATTAACGGAATTGATGCCGATAGCGAAGATTTTGGAGATGCGTACGACAGGAACCCAGAAAAAGCAGAGGATTATTCTTGTGCAGATATGCAATTTACTAGAATTCCGGCAAAGTTGGCAGTGCTTGAGAGGTACAACATCAGCATACCGGAATATGAACTGATAGCAGGGCAACTTGAAGTTGGCCTTTCTCTAGGCCGGTGTGGGTCGTGCGTGTAAACCAAATGTCAGATTTACCCAACTTCGCCGCGTGGTCAAATGAAAACCTAGCAAAATTTGCGCTTGAGGCGTATTTGCGACTACAGGTACAGCAAGACGCTATGGAGCAACTACGAGGTGATCTGAAGGACGCTATGCAGCTAGTACGGGCGAGTACCCTTGCTGTCGATGATTAGCACCTGGCCCCGAGGCTTGCCCTTGGGGTCATTGGGCACCGAGATATGCGTCCAGCGGTCAAACTCGCGGATCAACTGGTCAAAGGGCAGCTTAACCGCGATGATTGCCTTGACTACCGCATCGGGGGCCATGCCAGGTACTCGGATGTCCGCAGCGCAGCCCAGCCGGTGCTGGCTTGTATCCTTGGAGCCAACCGCATCGTTTACTTCTTTGCATCGAAACGCTGAGTTAACCATGACCGGCTTGCCGCCAATAGCGACTTTGACTTGTTCCAGCAAGCCAGCCAAGCGTTGGAGATTTGCAATTTCACTAGGGTTAGGTTCATTTTTAAATTCTCGGTGATCGGTGACAGTTAATTCTGCCAAAGAAAAATGCGGGGTCATTTTGCGGCCTTGTCTGCCAACTTTTCAGCAGTACGCAAACCACCCAGGCCGAGCATACCCAACAGCAGCGGCATCATGGTGCCCGTGTCCATCGTGGGAAACTTGACCGGGTGCCCGGTCAAGGCCGAGCCCCACTCAGCCAGAGGGCCGACGACGAACTGGACAGCAAAGCCTGCGCCGCACACCCAGCCGATAGCGGGTCGCCAGCCGGATACAAAGACGCTGCTGCTGGCCGCTTCTATCTTGTTGATGTCCATCTGGCCGGTGATCTGAGCTAGTTCACCGTTCTGTTGCAGCTTGAGCAACTCCAGCTTGGCAGCAGCTTGCTGCGCTGGGTCAGGCAAAACTCGGTCTAGGACTTTGCTGCCAACTTCAAACAGCGCGGATACTGGGTCAAGGGCCATGCTTGATCTCCTCGTCGTGGGACAGCTTTACGCCCGCAAGCAGGCCAATAAAGCCGCCGATGATGGTTTGAAATGCTGGCGACAGTAGCTTGAAGATTTCAGCGTTGTCAACTTCTTTTGACCACAGGCCAAGCAGGAATGCTGAAACCATGCCAATTACGGATAGGCAAAGGGTTGCGCTAACCATGAGCGTTACTGCAAAGGTAAGCCGTGCTTTGATGTTGTCGTTCACTTTGATTTCTCCATGATCTTTGCGCGAAGCAAAGGACTGTCTGATGTGCCTGCCCATTCGGGCAAGGCGTTCCAAATAATCACGTAATCGTCCGAACTGCATACCGATTTATCCAGCCACTCTAGCATGGCCTTGTGGCGCTCTGCCGGATTGTGTGTTGACCAAGCTATGGCATACAACTCCTGCACCGCGCATTTTGGCGGCTGCGGCTTGGGCTTCTTGGGCGGCTCCGCACTCAGAATCAGCTTGTCCTGGGCGACCGATACCGTGACCAGCGCCAAAAAAAGTATGGTTCGGCGCATTAGTCATTTGTCTGCTTTGTTTTCTAGCCGGTCAAAAATCTTACTTAGCATTTCTTTGACTTCCCGCATATCTTCCTTGTAATCCAGACGCGCAACATAGGTCAACGGCAGCTTGGACAAGTCGTTTTTAAGGTCTTGCACCGCTGTCCACAACTCACGCGCGAACCATCCGGCCACGCCCATGCAGCCGCCCAGAATGAGGTTGATTGTTTGCTGATCCATTATGGTGCCAATTTGTTTGTTGATGCCTTACTGGGGGCCAAAGCGTTAAAGTTAACTGACTCAGCAACTTTCTTTTTAAGCGCAATATTTTGGGCAATTTCTGCCGCTGTTTGGGCGCCAGGGAAACGAATTGCAGACAAAGCATCCAACCCACGCAAAACAACATTGCCGGTGTTAGACCAATTGACTGCCCTCGGGTCTTTGACCAATGCATCTTGCACAGTCGCTTTTAAATCCAACAACTTATCGCGGCCAGCTTTGCCGTACATATATTGCAACTTACCTTCACGATCCAATTGTTCAATAGAAGTTTTTAGCTTTGCAAATGACAATTCGCCACTAGCGTTTTTGGTCAATTGATCTTTAAGGTGCTCAATTG